AGAGTGGGTGAATGTTTGTCATGAATTTTTTGACAATATTTTGTATGTCTTGTTATAAATGTCTGGACAAAATTCTATTACACAGTTACCACCAGAGATGATTTGTTATATTGGAGATTTCTTAGGTATTGAGAAGATTACATTAGGTCTAACATGTAAGACTTTAAATAGTGTACTTATGCGTGATCTTAAGAAGGTTAAGAAACAGTTGAAGGAGTTAAAGAAGTCATTACCAATTACTTATGTGATTGATAACCCTCACAATAATATTCTTAAGTTAAAGTTAATATTAACAGTAAAGTCCTCATTAACTTGTATTAGAAACTTAAGTGTAGATGAAAGAAAATTCTTCTATAATCATATGTATAATAGATTTAAAGTTAAGCCAGAGATAACAAAGTATGAATCTATTACTTATGAATCATATGGTAATGTCTTAAATCCAAGGGTACATGTTGTTATGCGTGATGACCCTGAACCTATATTATATAATTCAAAGACATATAAGAATTTGATAGCAGTCTTAATGAGATATATTAATAGTAAAGATTTTAAACACATCTTTGAACGTTCTGACAGATTTAAGAAGACAGTTAAAAGCTATGAGACATTTGCTGATATTTTAGTTCATATGTTAGAATATCTTATCAGAAGGGGTTATACTAATATTAAACGTTTTGATACATGAATAGCTGCTACTCATGTATCTCTTAGATGTTGAGATTAATATTTAATTTATTTTTGACAAATTCTAAGATATCATATAACTTCTCTCCATACTTCTTATATAGTGATCTTAATACTAGTGGACTTTCTAAGTGTTTCTTTATATCATCAACTGTTAATTTTCTTATTTCATATGGTTGATATAGCCTAGATGTTTTAGGCTTACCAGGTTTACGTCCAATTTCAAATTCAGGAGGTTTAATAGCATCATATAATGGTATTAACTTATATTTTCTACCTCTAACTTCACTAATTACATATAGATCATAATCCTTCTCAAATGTTTTAATTGGTACTTCTGAATGTGGTCTTGTTGGAACCTTTAAGACAATCTCACCTTGTCTAAGTAGTGGATAGTCAATCTTTACTATATCTTGTTTGTTTGTATCAAGACCAATAAATACCTCAGAAGGAACAGCCTTGATTATCCTATGCTTTCTGTTATTATTAACATTACATGCATATTTTATTAAGAAGTCAGTACCACTAGTGTTAAAGGTACCATTAAAGGGTGTAATTAATTCTTGTTTCTCTATAGGGTAATCGTGTTCATATAGGTACTTCAAGATATAATTCTTTAATGTTCTCATCATTCTCTCAACAATTGCATTCTTATTTGTCTCTTCTGGAGTTGTCTTATGTGTAGTTAGATCTCTGAACTCAGGATATAGTTTATGTTCTTTAACGTTTTCATATACAGAGTTAACAACCTCAGCATCACCTGATAGGATATCTGGTTTCCCAATTTCACTAAATATTTGTTTAAGTCCATTTCTGATATCTTGTTTCTTCTTTCTTGGTAAACTTAACCCCCATGCAAATCTAGAGTACACATCAACACAGATTAAACCATAGTTGTCAGGGTTTATCTCTTGACGTAATTGTGAATCTACACCGAATATCTTATCCCATAATGGATACAATTCTATGATATCAGATTGAAAGATCCCCAAAGGATTATATGCTATTATTGATCTATACTTTCTCGGATATCTCCACTCTTTGAGTACTAACATAATTTTTTTATTTGTTAATTATAAATACTTTGAAGATGACAACAGCACCTTTGATGTTAAGAACAATTGTACCAACTATGGACTTGGGGGATAATTTATCTCCTAAGAACATTATAGCTCAATCACCACAGGAATTTCGTATAGTTCAATACCCTGCAACGTCATTTTCACAATCTAATGCTAACTGGAATATTATTCCTCCTAGTCCTCAGAGTATTATTTCTAGATATGTACGTGTAACAATGAGTTTAACTTTCTCTATTCAAGGTACACTTAAACCCGGTAATCAAAAAGCTTATGTTATTAACACTAATTTTTGTGGTTTGTGCCAGTATCCACTTCATCAGATCATCTCAACATTAACAATCACACTCAATAATCAAGCAGTAACTATTAGACCTTCACAGATTATTGATAAACTGTTCCATTACAGCTTTGATAGAGAAGCTCAGAAGTCTACTATGTCTTCAACAGCATGCTATCCTGACCAATCTAATAGTTATGATGTAGAAACAGGAAGTGTTACTGGTGAATTTGTTGAATACCGTGATAGTGTTGATCATATCTCAAGAAACTGCCTTCCAATAGTATTTACTAGCAATCCACAATTAACTACTAACCCTCCAAATACTACTGGAACAGCTAACTTCACAGTATTAATTTGTGAACCATTAATGATTAGCCCTTTGGTATTTGACCCTGACTGGTGGAGAAGACCAGGGTTAACACAAATTACGAACTTCTCTGTTAACATGACCTTTGATCCAGTAGGTTTAGCTAGAGTGTGGAGACAAGCTACAGATGACTATGTGACATATAATAGTGTTTCAGTAACAATTGGTCAACCATCACTAGCATTAGCATATTATACTCTTCCTACTTACATGTCTATTCCTCCCAGTATTAGTTACCCATATACAGCAGTACAGAACTATGTTTATAACTCTTCTAATCCTATTGCACCTGCTGGACAATATACATTAACATCTACTTCTATTCAATTCCAGAGTATTCCTCATCGTATTTATGTTGGTGTATCCAAGGCAGTAAACACTAGAACTCTTAATGATACTGATTCATTCCTACCTATAACTAACATTAATATTACATGGGGTAACATCTCAGGTGTACTATCAACACTATCTCAATATGATTTATGGTTGATCTCACAGAAGAATGGACTTAAGCAATCATGGGCAATGTTTAGTGGAGTTGAACTTAGAGCTTATGGTTTAGCACTAGATACAGGTAATCCATTCTTACAGTCTATCTATGGACCTTCAGCACCTATTTGTTTGGAGTTTGGATCAGATATTCAATTATTAAATGAGGACTACCCAGGAAAACAGGGTACATGGAACTTCCAGATTCAAGTTCAAGGTACTAATAACCAATCATCTGCTGTACTACCACAATTGGATATTATTGTACTGTATCATGGTTGGATGACAATTGCTGGACAGAGTGTAACACTTAATACAGGATTGACAGCACCTGGTACATCAATACCAGACTTATTGAAGACAACCTTCCCTAGAGAGACAGACTTCTATTCAGGAGGTAAGTTTGATTTAGGTAGTATCTTATCATCAATTCCAGGTAGAATTGTTAAAGGACTTTCTGGATTGGTAAGTGGATTGTTAGGTTCTGAAGATAAAGATGAACACCCAGTTATCAAATATGCTAGAAGAGCAGCAAGGAAGGTACCAGCAATTGTCAAACAGATTACTGAGGAACCTGAAGAGATGGAAGAGTAAATATCAATGACATACCAGGTATGTCGTTGATTTAATCACCATTAGTATCTTCTTGTTTATTGAGAACCTTTTTGAACACATGTTCCCATTCATCTTCTAATAACTTCTCTATTGTTCTATCATCAACTTTAAGATTCTTTAGATGTCTAAGTAAGATATTCTTATTATTTGAGAACTTGCATGATAAGTTATAACATGTGAAACAGGTTTTAGTGTTATAATGTCTTGGTTTTACATCAGCTGTCTTCATCTGTTTCTTACAGTACTTACATGTATATGTTTCTAGTTGTGGTTTCTTTCTCCCAATTCTAATGAATTTCTTAGGCTGTAAGTCATTATTGTTATTGTTGTTGTCCATTTTAATATATGAATAAAATTTTTATAGATAATTTTTATTTATGTGAAACCAATAACAAACTTTATTCCTGGTGCAATGTCTATAATACGGAACCTATTAAAATTTTTAGGATCCAGTTGTCTTATTCTATAGTAGTTCTCCGTTATATCTATCTTTTTAACAACATAGTTGTGTGATTTAATCCATTTGATTGCATCTGAGAAGGAGTAGTAGTTCTTATCAAATAGAATACTTTGAACCTTACTCATTTAAATATATGATATAATAAATCCATCACATACCTGGTATATGATGGATTTTAAGGTACAAATGCATAAGTCCATTTAACATTGTTGATTGTTACTGTGTTACCATTTGATTGTCTAACTACAACTATTGCAAAGTCAGTAGTAGTTAATGGATCAATTATACCTTTTACCATATGTTCTCGTGATGTATTAGCTTGTACTGCAGTTGACTTAGTGAAGTGGATTAGAAAGAAGTTGTTAGGATCACGTATTACTTCTATTAATGTATCATTAGATGTTAATGGAACAGGAGTATATTCTACTGCAAATATCATTCTAGTTAGACCAGGTGGAGGACTAACAGATATTGACTGACCTGTTGCTTCATAAAATGTTAAATTAATAGTTGAACCATCTGGACCAGGGGGACCTTGTGGACCAGTAGGACCTTTAGGACCAGCAGGACCAGCAGGACCTTGTGGACCAACAGGACCAGTTGGACCAGGTGGACCTTGAGGACCTTGTGGACCAGGTGGACCTTGTGGGCCTTCTGGTCCAGTAGGACCTTGTGGACCAGGAACACCTCCATTATGAAGTACAGATGATGACAATGGTTTTAATGTAAACCAACTCCCCACTGACATTTTAAATATATAGGTTATTTTTTCTATGCAAACGCATAAGTCCAAACTACATTAGAAACAGTAACACTGTTGCTATCAGATTGTTTAAATACAATCAAGCTGTAATCTGTACCTAACATTGGATTGATTATACCTGAAATCATATTGGTTTGTGCTGTATTAGCTCTAACAGCATTACTTGCTGTGAAGTAAACAAGTGTTGCATTATTAGTATCACGAATATGTGCCATTAGGTTATCATTGTTAGGTAATGATGGACTGGTATATTTTACGTATACTATCATTCTAGTTGCTCCCTGTGGAGGACTAACTGTTATTGATACACCAGTTGCATTATAATATGTTACTCCAACAGCATCAGCTCCAGCTGGTCCTTGTGGTCCAGGATCACCTTGTGGACCTTGTGGACCTTGTGGTCCTTGTGCTCCTTGTGGACCTTGAGGACCTTGTGGACCAGGTGGACCTTGAGGACCTTGTGGACCAGGTGGACCTTGTGGACCTTGTGGACCAGGTGGACCTTCTGGACCAGGAACAGCAGTAAACCCAGCTTCAATTAAAGAGTGTGCAATAGGTTTTAACGTGAACCAACTTCCTACTGACATTTTATTTATATATGAAATATTTTTTTATTGAATCCATGATGTATCAGATATATCATGGATATTCAGAGTTTATACAAAGGCATAATACCATCTAACATTAATTGGTGTGAATGTATTTTTAGTTGATTGTAAATATGTATTAAGTGTATATTGATAGGTACCAGGACTAGTAACATCAATAATTCCACAAATACAGTTATTATTAAAGTATGAATTAGCAAACACTATATTACATCCAATAAATTTAGATGTAGGGTCACCTACTTGTTTTACTTCAGCTATTACGTTCTCATCATTGGAGAAAGATGGAATATCATACTTTACAATTGTTAGGATTCTAAAGACATTAGGTGGAACATTAATTATTATTGTTTGACCTGTATCAGTAGTAAATGTTGCAACAGGTCCAGGTGGTCCTTGTGGTCCAGGATCACCTTGAGGACCTTGTGGACCAGGAGGACCCTGTGGACCAGGATCACCTTGAGGACCTTGTGGACCAGGAGGACCCTGTGGACCAGGATCACCTTGAGGACCTTGTGGACCAGGTGGACCTTGTGGACCAGGTGGACCTTGTGGACCAGGAATACCGGTAAACCCAGACTCAGTTAAAGAATGTGCAATTGGTTTTAATGTGAACCAACTTCCTACTGACATTTTAAATATGTATATATTTTTTATATAATCCATGATATATCTGATACATCATGGATATCTATAGGGTAGCAAAAATATATACAGAACATCTAGTTATAGGATTAGATGTATTATTGTTAACTCTAACACTATACCAATTACCAAAACTAAATGAATCTGAGAAGTTAGTATCATATGCACTAGATTGACCGCCAGGGATAACTAACGTCTTAACAACAGTACTATCATTCTTAATTAGGTCTATTGACACGTTTTGACCTGATGGTACAGTTAATGTATAGGTACTAGCAAATATCTTATTTATTTTACCATCATGTAACATTACAACTACCTCATGATTAACGGTAGATAATGTTCTACATCTTCCCAGAAAGGCTGATGAATTAGCTGCTATAGCTGTATCACCTACATTTGAGAAGATAAATGTCTCACCTATTAGCCCTTGATCACTAAGTGTATCTTTTATTGGTTTTAATGAGAACCAACTTCCTACTGACATTTATTTATAGATAGAATATTATTAGTGACTAGTGTATGCTACGGAAGTATAACTTCAGTGATACAGACTCACCAGGACTTAGATATATTTGGTTGATTGATTGATCTGTTGATTGCCATAGGAAGTTGAAGGATAGTCTATCTAATGGACCATTACTAAGTAGGTCAATCCATCTAAATTCACTAGTAGGGAAGTATATTATACTACTATTCTGTTGTCCATATCTCTCTAATGTTGATCTGAAGTCTGTTAAGATTGGTAGAGTTGAGATATAACTGTAAGGGTTATTAGGAATACTTACTGGATTCTGTGTAAGTTGAGGAATTGTCTCTTGTCTTATTGGTATATTACTAGTAATTATAACGGATTGGAATTGGTTAAATCTGAAGTCTGTTGGATATTCAGTAACCATTCTTCTCGCTGTTCCACTTGAAGACCAACGTGGTGGTGTATAATTATAACCATTATCAGGTAATGTAAAGATTCTAATCTGATACCAATCTTCGTTGTTAGCAAAATTAGGGATCTTTAATGCAGGAAGACCTGACAAATATGTATATAGTGTTTGATTAAAGTATATCTTAACGGGTGTAGAACCATAATATTCTATAGGAACAACAAAGTAAAATAATAACGTCTCAGGGTTATAATATAGATATGGTGGTTTATGATTATTACCTATTACAATATTATGTGCAATTTCAAGTAGACCGTTAATGTTATCTATAAATACCATAATAGAATCTATATCATATAATGTTTGCATTTGCATAGTACTATTAGGTCCAGCCTCTATAATAACTCCAAAGGTTTGACCTTTAACACTGAATGGTGGATATATAGATGTTAATGGACACTGGAACCTTAATATAGTTAGCTTGTAGTCATTACATTTCCTAAGAATAGGCTTCTCCAGTGCAACGTCAATGCTAGCAGGTATCTTCTTAGTTGAATCTACTGGGTTATACAAGGATAAGTTAACATATATATTTTCTTTAGCAGGAGTAATACTATATTCCAATGACATCACGGTTTTTTAGTGGTGGTAGAATTTCTGATGTTGCACTGAGCAATATAGATATAAAGAACATCCTACCTAAGATCACTAAGAAATCATGGTCAGTTAATAAGTATTCTGACCTTACTCCAGATATGAGATTCCCATTCTATACCATTTTACTATATCAGTATCCTAACCAGATTGGACACTGGGTTCTAATTAAGTGTGATGATAATAAGCAGTTGTTATATTTTTTTGATCCATATGGACTAAGAGTTGATAGTCAATGGTTATACCTAGAGAATCCTATGATGGAACCTGAACCACGTCATGTATTGTCAGAGATAGTACATAGATATGTAACAGTTGATAACTATCACTTCTCATATAATATCTATAACATACAGGGAACTATTAGGAATGGTAACATTAGAGATTCAGAATGTGGTGAGATATGCCTTCTTCGTATAATATATAGCAAGTTATCTGACAAGAACTTCTATAAGTTATGTCAAAAGTTAGGTGGACACAAAATCTTTGATATAATTAAAAAGATAGATGAGCTCTAGAACTAGGAATCATCCCTTATTCTTAAAGCACTACGGCTATCTATTGGAAGATAAAAATATCTTTCAGACATTTTTTCCTGGTACATATAGCAGTACACCAGAGTCCAGACATAATGATGTAATCCTTATCACAGGTAAGAAGGGTTCAGGGAAGACAGAGCTAGCTAAGTTCATGGCTTATATCTATCACAAACACTTCCCTAATAATAGAGTTATCATATTCTCAGGTATAAGGAATCTGTATGATGATCTACCATGGTCAATTAAGGTTAATCTTAAACAGGTTGAAGAAGAGGAAATGGATAAACCTAAACATGATTACTCAGGTCTACCAGATGTGTCTGACTTCTCTGATAGTTTAGTTATCTTTGATGATACTGAGAGATACCCTAATCCAAAGGTACAAAGTATGTTAGAAATGTTAGTTAATGTTATAGCTCAAAATGGTAGGAACTTTAATGTTAACCTCATTGCTATTCTACATCAACTAAACAAGGGATTACAATCAACAACCTTATTACGTGAGGCAGATAGTCTTGTGATATTCCCTAAATCATATGATTGGAATACCTTTAACACATTAGTAAATCACTTCGGATTCAGTAAACAAGAGGCAAAGGAATTATTTTCATTCAAAGATGAGTGGTTCATATTCATACATCATACTATCCCTAACTATATCTACCTAGGTACATCAATGAAAAAAATAAGTGTATAATGTAAATATGGATCCAGCAACAATAAGTCTACTAATATCATTAGCTCCATCAGTTCTAGACTTGCTGTTCGGTGATGGAGTAAAAAATTTCTCTTCTCTAAATAAAATGCTATACGGTCACGGTAAACATAAGAAGGGTGGATATGTTTATCCACAAATTACTGATGATGCATCAGCTAAAAAATGGTTAGCAGCATATGAATTAAACAAAGCACAAGCAGCCAAGAACTCATGGGTGAAATTCCTAAAGTCAAAGATGCCTGAACTTAAGAAAGAATATCATGAATTACATTCAGCAGCTGTAGCTGAAACTACTGAAGGTAAAGGAGCTAAACATAAGAGAATCCTCAAAAAGATTAATGAACAGATAAAGAAGGAATTAGAGGGTCTAAATGAAGAGGACTTAGTTAAGATCTACCACGGTGGTAAACGTAAGAAAGGTGGTGTACTATATGGATATGGTAGAGTGTCATATAAAGCATTAGCAACTGCTGAAGCAGTTAAGAAGGGTGTTAAACTACCTAAGAGTGCTAAATCTGTAGGTAAGACATGGAAAGAGATCTATGAAGAATTAACAAAGTCATAAAGGATACATATACCAGGTATATGTATTCTAGTTCTTATCCTCAATCCTATAGTGACCCCATGCTAATGTGTGAATACCATCTTCTAGGTAGTATCTCTTATCATCATTGTCATTGATCTCTTTGGTTTGATTTACGACAAATATCTCATGTTTCTTTGATCTGATTTGCTTTGATGTAAATACCTTCGTCCCCGGCTCCTTCGGAGAATTCTTCTTAAGATGATCTTCAATATCTTTATCAGAAATCTTAGTCCTGGCATGTTTAGGAATTCCCTTAAAAGCCTCATTGAACTTGTATTTTATATTACTGATATAATTTATTTCATCTCTAGACATGTTCTTCTTCTTTGCCTTCTCTATCAAGAACCTCCTTTCATCCTCTGTCATATTACTGATATAATAGTAATGTTTGGGACAAAAAGCCTTGAACTCAATACATTTCTTCTCTATCTTTAACACTCCTGGTGTACCTTTATTATCCTTGTTCTCAAACCAACAAGATAAGTCCTCTGATCTAATATCCTTCTCTGGATCCTCTGTTTGTAGTTCAAGAACTAAACTATCTGTATCAGTATAGATGAACTTCATTCTATCACCATAGTAGACCTTAAGTGCAAAATAATAACAATATTGCATATACCACTTACTAAGTTCTAGAATAGTTGCACCTATAATCATGGGCTTGTCATAATATATCTCATCTTGGTCTAATTCAGCTAGGACTAATGGTTTGTCATTAGATTTAAGCTTATGGAAGTTACGTAGTCTGTTATTGTTCAGTAATCTAATTGACTCTTGATATCCTGTAGCAAATCTGAACTTCCTATACTTATAAGGGTTCTCACATGTCTTCCCGAATAAAGAGTTAGCTAGTAATTTATAGTACTCATTGTAGAATGTACCTTTAGGATACTTCTTCCTTTCAGCACATAGGTGATCAATGTAATCCTTCATAAATCTCTCTTGTCTAAACTTGAGAACTCTATGAACATTAGTTATCTTATATCCTAAGTCTAACCCAAGTTGAAGATTAGCAATATGTGATACATAGTTCTTCTTTGGATATAGTGTTGCCACCAACTTATTCCCAAACTTCTCTGATCTCTCAGGGAATAGTGGATAAGCACTAACATAATCATGGATCTCCTTGGGTACCTCAATATCAACTTCTAAGTAGTATCCATATTCTGACTCTGTTAATTTATATTCAGACAACATTCTTATTCCTTCATCAACTGATACCCACTGGAACTCACCCTTAGGTAATGGGAACCTCATTACCGTAGGATATAGTGAGTTCATATCAAATCCAATAATGTGATACCCCTTTCTATTATAGACATTAGAGAAGTTGATCTCTCCTACAGAGCACATTCCCCCTCTTAGTGCTGATGATATGAAGTGGAACATATCTATATCTGTAATCAACTCTAGTTCAACCCTACTACGTTTAAGAAAATTAGCTATAGTAAAACTAGGACTAGTAGGGAATTGTGCTGGATCTAATGAATAGTTTTCCATACAAACCTTCCTATAGTGTGTGAACACCTCTGCTAGTAGAACAACATCAGATAATAGATAGTCATAGTGAAGTTCACCAAAGTTTTTATAGTTCCTCTCCTTGACTAGTTGAAGATAGCTATCATACCTATGTTGTTTACATGGTTTACCCTTCAAGTCATTGTAAAAGGCTTCAATAGGTAGAATGGGAGATTTATCAAACATCTCTTCTATATCACTAACAGCAGAATATGGATATAGTAACTTCTTCCTTAGACATTCAGGTACATTAAACTTATCACATAATTCAAACTTAACATTTGCTGCTTTTAGTTGTTGAACTAGTCTATCCAGTGATGATGATAGATGACAATAAGAATCCATGAAGATATATGGTCCAAACCCAATATATGAGAACTTCTCCATTGACTTACCAATCCAGTACTGTTGATCCTTCTTAGGCTTATCATCATCTACACACCCTTCCTTACAGATATATTTAAAGGCATATCTGATGAGAAAGTGTGAATCATAGCCCTTAAGGTTATGGAACACAACCCTTGTCTTGAAGTTCTTCCAACACTCATTAAAGTTACACTTAATACATAGAGCTGATATAAACTTACCAGTTATGTGGTCATGATGCCTAACCTTCCTTAGGACCTGACCATTGTACTTATTCCCAAAGACTCTGTTACAATTAGGACATTCCTTGGTCTCATCATATATCTTCTGTTCTTCCTCTGTTAGTTCTGGTACGTTAGGATGCTCCTGTAATTTATATAAGTGTGAGGTATGTAAGTTATACAGGTCCTCAACAAACCTCAACATTAACTTGTCAGGATCACTGCTATGAAATCTCTTGATACATGTTTGAAGTTTTAATGGAGTATGTTTTACATCAAGTAATTCTGGTGAAATCATAGTGTATGAATTGGGGACCTGAACAACAGTACCATCATCATATCTAATATTACTAGCTTCAAAGTCAGCATAGACCACAAAAGGGTACCATCTTGATCTCTGTACCCATTTAGGTTTCTCAGGGTCATACTTACATATTGCTTTAGGTGAATCCTTACTAGGTAGTTTGATATCAGGAAGTTTGTTATGGTTCTCATGATACTTCCTGATATGTCTAAGTAAGGACTCTGGTCTTGAATACTTATGATTACATAGGGAACAAACACATGAATGATTGTTAGTATATTTCTCATGTAGAACTAAGTGTAACTTCTTAATAATAACAAAGTGTGATTTACCATCCTGTTCTAAATATCCAAGGTTTATTATCCTCTCCTCTGAGAAATCCTTATTACCTAAATACATTGAGACATAATCTTGTTCTGTCTCTTCTGGTCCATTCATACCTATATAATATACATTAATACCTATCTTGTTAACCTCCTCAAACTTACGGAAAGCTTCATATACAAATCCTTGAGAGAACATAGATACATCAATGTTATTACTTCTGAAATACTCATTAACAACATCCATACTAACATCTCTATAATCATGTCTATATTTATCAGGGCAGAGTGCTCTATAAATTGACTTGTAACCACAATTATCATCAGTATTCTTGATGTTGATCACCGCTTTCCTATCCTTCAACCAATCAGGAGTAGGAATATAAATCTTGGAATTAGAGAATGAACTGTGATATAGAATAAGTCTCATAGTAAACTTTAGTGGTTCCTTAAATACCCAATCAGAACCATTGTCCTCAAACTCCTTAATCTTATTTAATATTATATTCATCTGTCTATCATATATATCTGGTAAGTCACTAAAGTCCTGTACCAAGTTAGATCTATCATTGAACTTCTCAACATAGAAAACTCTATTAGTTGTGGTTATACCAGGACAATAATACTTATCATGGAAGAATTGTACCTTAAACTTGAATTGAACATAAACCTTCTTCTTTATCATATTCATGATTCTATCATCAGTCTTTGCCTCATCCAAGAACTTAATCTTCAACAATCTTAATAATGACTGGACTGGTTGCTTATCATTCTTAACCTTATTATATAACTCATCTAGAACTGAATCCTTTAAATGAAAACTCTTAATAGTAAGCTCATCCCTACCTGACAAAATATTCTCAGCAATATTAATATTTTTCTTCCTTGTTCTCTTATGCTTCTCCTTATAAATGGTAGACTTTGCCTTAGGTTTCTCCTGCTTATTCTCTTCAATAGTATCTTGTTTGTTACCAATCATGCTTAGAAGGCTATCTAACTCACTCATCAGAAAGTTCCTAACATCTTCATTCTCAGCCTTAGGAATTAGATCACGAATCTTCTTAATCTTCTCAGTGATTTCCTGGGTATTGTTAGACGTCATCTTTTTAATATAGGCATAAAATGTTATATACTGAAAATTATTAAGACTGATTAAGACTGATTTAGTATGCATGGGATAGCTGCTACCCCATGTATATTTAGATAGGTGGTGGTTTGGGTTTTGATAGTTTGGGTAGATTAGATGTAATTGGTTGTGATATTGTCTTTGTTGGTTTTGAATTCTTCACCTCCTCCTCTAAGTTAACATTAGAAACCTGATTGGCTTGATTCTTCTCAGTTATACGTTGATTAAGAATATTAAAGATCTCAGTATCAAACTTGGCTTCAATATGCTCAACATCCTGTGTTAATCTAACTTCATTGAGGAAATAGTTGATGTAATAGTATGTCTTGTCATCCTTCTCATATGCTGTAATCCTTGAGAATGTTACAATTGGTATTGCTCTAAAGTCCTCATTAATTAACTTGGAATCATCAGTAAGTTGATTACCATCCTTATCAAAGAACTTTGTGTATTTTGTTACATTCATGTACAATCTTATCCTTTGAAGGTGATCCTTACCAACAATTCCCAATGGATCTCTAAGTAACTCCTGAGTTGAATAGACATTGTTGATCTGTTCCTTTGTATACTTCAGGAAGGACTTACAGTACAAGAGGATCAATGCATAGTAAAGGTCATCATACTTGTCAATAAAGGTCTCATGTACATCTCTATTGAGCTCAAACACAATATACTTTGATTCCGTCTTGTTCTCAGAATTGCTATCTGAACCTGAATCATCAACCATGTTCCTTCTAATGCGCACACCGTAGGAGACCAATTCAGGGAACTCAATAGTCAAGTTGTTAGAGTCATACCTGATGTTGTACCCACTAGACTTGCAGACAATAGAAAGCTTGTTAAGCATAATGTTCTCAACAGTCACTGTTTTCATGTTAATTGTTTGGCTTGACATTTATATATAGTATACAAAATATTTATGGAAAAAATTTTATTTGTACATACATTTTCATTACATACAC